GAACGGTAATTGATCGAGTGGGAGCTCTGGTGCTGGTTCCGCTGCTGGCATCGGAAGGACCGGAGGACCCTCACCTGTTGAGCGTGGGCCATTAGTCAGCTCATTGAAACCAACAGCAGCTTCGATGTCCGGAGCCTTCTCGCCTTCCTTTTTCGGAGTAGTGAGAGCCTTCGTCACAGCCAAGTTCTGGTTACCTTCAGCCTGAGCTCTCTGCTTTTCAAGCTCACGACCATGCTTAACGCCAGTCTGATCATTGACGAACTCCAGCGTATCAGCATCAGCTTTAGCAGCTGCTTGCTCTGCTTTGGCGTCATTGAGACGGATCTCGCTATTGATCTTGTCGAGCTCTGCTTGGAGCTTAGCCAGCTCCAGCTCTTTGGCTTTCTCGGCCATTGGATCAGGCTCTGGCTTGAACTTCCGGATCTTGTCAGCAAGCACAGGCATACGCTTGAGCTCGCAGAGTTCGACCAAGATCAGCTGGGTCATGGAGAAATCCATGTTCGGGCCGACTGTTTGGAAGATGAAACCAAGGTCCGGGGACTTGGCGTTGTCGACTTCAGCCGTGCTGATATCGACCGAGAGATCGAAGTTACCAGCGAGATCTTCACGCTTGACCTTCTCGAAGGTCTCGTTCGTGATCCGGATCGTTTCCTCTTCAGAGAGGAACTCACCATTCATGGCGATAATCTTCTCACCGAGCTCACTGACGCCCTTAGCTAGGCGACGGAGCAGGGCCATCTCACGCTTGGCTGCTGCATCCAGGACACCCTTGATGCCTGCTGCAACCTCGCCGTAAGCCTCACCGGACATACCACCAGCGAAGCTCTTTACGCCTGTGAGAGCTTCAGCTTCCTGGTTCTGGAGATTGAGCATCAGCATCGCTGACTGCGGGATCTCCGGATAGGTATGATTGATGTGCCCCTGCTGAGGCGGCATGTTCGGATTGAACTCGTAATCCTGGCCGCCCTCGAACCGTTTACGGTTGAGAGGATCAAGCATCCCCTTGGCGAAGCCCTGCTGGGCATTTGCAGAGCGACCCAGGAGGTCGATCATTCCTCTCGTGACAGCACCTGCCACAGCTTGCTGATCTTCGAGCAGCTCGGCATCCGGCTCACCGTAGAGCTCTCGCTTTACGGGCATGTAATTGACGACGATGAAGGGCAGCTTCTGATCCGGGAACGGGTTCCGTTCCATTCGGATAACAGTGTTACCGATCCAGGAAATGACGATGGGGGTCAGAGACCCATTACCATCAATGTCGTAGAAGCCCCAATACTCGTAAGCTACGAGCTTCCGACGAGCACTATCGTGAGTCTGTTGATCCGGAGTATTGGTTGCATGATCCGGTTCAGTCATCGGACTGGATCCAGACCAGTCAATCTGATCCAGGTTCTTGTATCGCTTACCTTCCTTCAGAAGCTCCGCTTTCGACGTCTCAAATGAGACGACAGCGAACATAGCTTTCCTGAGATCACCACCACATGAGGGATCGAAGAACACGTTCTTCGGATTCATGACCTCGACGGTCGGTTGATTAGTGATGATCTTCTCGACCTGGACCGTTTCCGTCCCAGTCTGCACAGCAACAGTAGCCTTACCTTCGTCTTCCCAGAAGGTGACAGCTGCCTTTACCGAAGGCACCACTGTTTGATCGTATTCACGAGGATCAGCCTGCTTGAGCTCGATAGCCTGCTGGAGAGGTACGAGCTCTTCTTCAGACTGAGGCAGACGATATTCCCAGATAGGCACCTGCTTCGGCACCATGACAGTGTGCCGCAGCCAACCCACTCTGAGGATTGCCGTACCGTCGTCGACAGTTGTTCGGACGTAATCGTCGATGAATTTGATACGATTGAGCTTGGTCCGGAACTGATAGTTCAAGACCAGTGCGTTCTGTCGAGCTGCTTCAGCATCCTCGAAAGTAACAGGCTCGACTTTGAATAGTTTGTCTGTGCCCAGGAATGGCTCGGTCAAAGCCGAATAACGCCATTCAGCCTGACGTCGGATCAGCTTTGGCTGGACCCGGGAACGTCCTTTTACTTTGGGCGGCTTAACAGTGCCTTCGACTCGAAGAAGATCGCTCCACCGCTGGATCTTACCGATCTGGACCGCTTGCGGTTGTTTCGCATTTTCGAGGTCATACTTCAGCTGCTGAAGTGTCGGCTCTTTCTTCCAATCCGTCAGCCTTGGCTGCGAGCTTTCACTCGACGGATACGCCAAATGCTCCGCTGCTGCCGTCGCCATTATACTTCCCCGCCCCGTATATGAGGGCATCTGCCCTCAATGCCCACTTCTGTCTATCCAGCTTACACTAAAAGTAGGTTCTCTATGGATAGAAATCTTGTCCCGATACGTTGACCGATCACCTCATCATAAAGAACCCAGCTTATGAAGGCCTCATTGCTCTCCGACCTACTATTTGCCGAAGCTCGTGTGATCACGGCTTCTCAGCAGCTTCCCCAGGAGCCTTATGTTTATCGGCGACGGTTTCAGCAGGCGAAGAGAGAAAGAGCTTTTGGTACCACGGCAGCATCTTCCGTCTGGCCTTCTCGAATCCAATAGCCGTTTCGTCCTCGCAGACTTTCTGAACATGACGAGCTTTACGCTTGTCGTCGTTGGCAATCACTAATTGCCCAGTCTGTGCCAGTCCGAAATTGACCCATGAAGGCATTGTCTTCTGACGAGGACGATCAGCATGGGGCGTTTCCTGGAGAAACGGATCAGTGTACTTCCCGCACCGCCTCGGGTCCGGCATCTCCGCAGAAACTGTCGTGCAGCTGACACAGCTCATCAATGCCAGCATCGTGAATAGCAGCATCCCGACTCGGATCTGACTTTGGCCGCCTTGCTTGAACATTCACTTTCCCCTGTCCCCGCGAGACCTTTTCCCGGGTCTCAACTTTGAATGATTCGCTCTCCTGCATCGTTTCGAGCGTTTCGGTCGTGATGACCTCTTCGGCCTGGCCTTGTTCCTTTGCCACGATAGCGGTGGCTTCAGCCTTCTTGCCTCGGGCTGGTGCGTTGAACACGCTGTCGACCAGGTAATAGACAGCATACGCCGTCAGAGAACCAAGGAGGATCAGCACCGCCAGACGGATCAGGCCGAAGCCTTTGGCCCAATCTACAATCCTTTGACGCATACGTTTCGCTCCCTCTCTCGCCGTGATCTCAGGCCACCGATGACCCGACCACCGGCCTTATTCCACATGAGTATTGCGTTGCAGCCAGCGACCCAGCGACCAGCGTCGAAGTGCCGGTCCACGCTCGAACGGCAGTAACCTGCAACACCGATATTGTACGCCAGTGACGACGCAGCGAAAACCTGGTTGGTCCGGCCATATAAATTCGGGGTGCATTTGATCACTCCCTGAGCGTGCTTCACGAGCTCTTCTTCCAGGAGAAGGGCACATTGAGCTTCGGTGGCTGTATCGCCCAGCTTGACTGGGACACCATCGATCCTGGTGATACCATCACAGATCGTGCCGACCTTCACGACATCGAGATAAGCCTTCAGATACTGACGGCCTTTGACGTGCCGGGTCTGGATCGTGTTATCGACCAGGATCTTAGCCTCGACCTTTCGACCAGATTCCTCGGAAGGAACGGCCACAAAGAGCATGGCTGCTGCCATCGTTGAACCGATGACAGTTGCGAGGGCAGCACCGTTACCGGTGACTTTGCTTTGCCTCTTAGGAAGCGGTCGGTTTGTCGGCTGGTTCATCGCAAGGTTCCTTCCTGAAAATCCGGACGAGCGTCGGGAGACCGAAGACGATCAGTGCAACACCGACCGACAGTCCCAAACGAAGTCGACCTTCCGGGAGGAAACCGATCAGTCCAAGCAAGAGCTCTGGGCTGGCGGTAAGGACACCTGAAACGATGCCCACGAGAGCGGCCAGACGAACCGACGCCCAACGCCAGCTCTCACGCCAATTCTCGATCAGTTGGATCCCCATCCCCTGTACTCCCCCGTTATCCCAGCAACCGTAGCATACGATCTATGTCGTTATCTAGCTGTCTATTTGGGATTAAACCCGCATCGGGGTTGAGACCCGGTTCGAGGTTATATCGACTGAAGATCTGACGAGCTTCACTGATTGCGCTCTGAGCACACCCTACACAGTTTTTTCTGTTGGGTTGCGAGCAGCTCATTGGGAGTTGGCTTTACGCTGGGTCTCCTCAACTTGTCTGTGCAGCTGGTCCATCTCACGATTACGAAGTTCAGTAATCGTTGAGATTTCGCGGTCACGTTGCTTATCTCGTTCATCAGAACGAGCCAATGCACCGCTGATCAACCAAGCACCACCGACGATGATTGAGATCAATGTGATCAGGACAGAGACCACAGCAATGAGATTAGGTTTACCGGCTTGTTCTTTTTCTTCTGATTTCTCCTGAGCACGCATAACGCCTTGCTCAATCCGGCCCAGGATATTTCCCAGACCTTTCACATCAGATTTCAAACCAGCAACGTCGTTCGTGAGCGAAAGGACTTCCCCCCGCATCCCCGACATCTCAATTTCTACACGATCAATCCTGGAGGAGTGATCCCCAACATCTGGCATAGAGGCCCCCGCCCGGAAGATCTCATTTTATTAGATGAGAACCGGTTTGTCAGTAATTTACATTAGTTGTCCGGGTACAGTGTCGGATCCGGATTTGGATCATACGGATCGTCAGGCGGAGGTGGTGGTGGGGGCGGTGGCTCACCGTCACCATCATAATCGCTCGAAGTCGAACCATTCACACTATAGCTCTGGAATACGACCTTTGAGAGTTCTTCCAGATACCCAGTGCGAAAGGAACACTGAACATTTTGATTGTTCCTCCGCTTACGTCCTTCCAACCTATAGGTTCTCGCTTGATCTACAGGGACACCATCGAAGAAAGTAATCGTCAATGTATCACCATCATCAGTGCAATTAAACGGAGCTCCACTGTTGCCACCCCAAACAAGTTTCCCATCATCTCTGATGACACGGAACATAGAGTCTGTTTGACCATCACCAGAGGTCACTCGCAATGAAAGCGTGAAAAAGCCTTTGATTGGCTTACCTTGTTTCGGTGTGATGGAGAGCTGCATTACGCTCACCCAAGTTGAGGTCGAGCTGAAGTTAACGGAGCTCGTATTGTAGAAGGCCGCTGCTTGACCGACAGCACCATCTTGGAAATTC